ACTCTATAGCGGATTACCTTTCACCGCCGCCGAATATAGTGAACTAACCTGCGGACGAGTGAGAGGTGGTTCAATGCGTTATAATACGTCAATAAGCACAACTGATATGGATGCGTATAGAGCTTACGTTAATAAAGACCAAAATGAAATTGGTTTTATAGTTGAAAGAATAGGTGTTGATCATACAGGATTCATTTACATTCCAACAAAATCTGGAAGTAATCTTCCATCAGTTTCTGGATTTTATATGACAGACGAGGAATAATGGCTGGAGAAATTATAGTTGGTGGAAATATAATCGCAAGTCACACTGGTGTAGAGGGTGCTGGAGAGGTGACTTTACAAAATGTTACCTTTCCTGCTGGACATATTGTTCAAGTGCAAACAAACACTGATGACACATACTTTCATAATTTCACCAACTCAACATGGGTAGACACTTCTTTGAGTGTGAGTATTACTCCAAAATTTGAAAACAGCAAAATATATCTACATCATGTGGTCGCAACTTTAATATATAATTCAGCATCTTTTGGATTAAGATTTCGCAGAGTTACTCCAGATGCGACTAGTTTTAAAGCTAATTATACATATCATAATCAAGATTTTTGGATTCCAGGTCATTCATCTCTTATGACATTTGACACACCAAACACCACTTCGCAATGCACTTATACAGTTCAAGTTTACAAAACTCAACAGGATGCGTATTGGAATTATAATGGCCCTGGCTCGAATTATGAAGCTCAAGTAATAGCAATGGAGATTAAACAATGATTGGTCCAATAAGTAAATGCACGGTTAGTGATGCTATTTCTTCATTAGGTATAGAAAATTTTGTGGTTTATGGCAACCCAAAAAATGAAGAAGAATTTCTCACTATGTTCAGAAAGGTTGTTGGTGTAGACTCTACGAACAGTGCAATATTAAGTTCTGACCCAAATGATTTTGACGTTACCTGGAGTCAAGTGGCAGCTAAGATTACTGAACTTGAAGCGGCAGAACCAATGCGATTGCTTCGAGAAGAAAGAGATCGAAAATTAGCCGCAACAGACTGGCGTGCAACTGTTGACTATCCAGGGAATGATAAACAATTATGGTTAGACTACCGACAGGCACTCCGTGATGTAACAGAACAAGATCCAAATAACGTCACTTGGCCAGAGGAGCCGGTATGAGTAAAGCAAACAAACTCGCATCATTAGCAGTTGACGTTAACAATCTATCAGACTTAGCGGATCAGGTCACTGATATCGAGAACGCAATTGTTCGTGCAAATACAAATGCTCAACTGATTGATGGTATTGCTGATGATATTGAGGCTTTAGAAGCAAACACTACCGTAATCATGAATGACTTTGCTGACATCTCAAATGTCTTCAACTCTGGTATTACATACTCAACAGATGGTGTGAATGAATACTATGATGCGAATAGTGTGACAAACACGGTCGCAACTGTTGACATCATTGAAATGAACATTCAAAATCCTCAAGATGGTGAATTACTCAGTTATAGTTCAGAAGTGAATACATGGGTCAATTCAGCAGCACCTGTGATACCAGAACCAGAAGCACCTGTGTTATCATTTCGCAACAAGATTATTAATGGAGATATGAGAATTGACCAGAGGAATGGTGGCGCAAGCGTAGGTCCATTTACATCAGGAAGTGCAGGATACAAAAGTGTAGATAGATGGTTTATAGCTAGCGATTCAATGACTTCACAACAGATAACAGGAAATACACCTACAGGTTTTTCACACTATTTAAAACTTACTAAAGGCTCAGGAAGTAATATTGACATTCGTCAAACTGTAGAATTGTCTGCTGCAGGTCAAGCAGGGCAATTTGGTGTTGGTTCTGTTTGGACTTTAAGTTTTTATGCAAAGTCAGTAACCGGTAGTGAAACTTTAAATTTTAATACATATTTTCGTTCGGGAGTGGCGACAGGAACTTTTACTGCTGTTTCTGCGCCTACACCAAATAGTGTTACATTAACAACAAATTGGACAAGATATTCTGTATTATTTACAATTGATGTATCTCCAGGATCTGATGATTTATGTATTGCATTTGGTTTAAACACAACGGCAACAGAGTTACATCTAACAGGAGTCCAGCTTGAAGAAGGTTCAGTTGCTACACCATTTGAGCATCGGCCGTATGGTCTAGAACTAAGTCTATGTCAGAGGTATCTTGAAGCAGTAGATATAAATCAAATGACTTCAGTGTACAGTACATACCTTGGAAAGCATTATCTTACCTGTGAATTTAAAACTACAAAAAGAGTTGCTCCTTCGGCAACTAGTGTAGCTATTACAAATTATCAACCGGGTGGTGGAACAGGAACTGCTGTTATGGAAGGTGGAGCACTTGACTCTGCTAGAATATACACTGGCAGCCAAAATAGTAATTTTAACCTTCAATATATAAACAATGGGCACACTGGTGACAATGCTATTATAATTTTTGATGCAGAACTATAGGGTAACACATGGCAAAGATTTTACGCAACATTGATCAAATTATAGACACGCAAGGTAACGAGTTATCAGTTGCGAATCCTGTTGAAGTACCACAACAATTAGAATCATTTCGAAATAAGATCATCAATGGGAATATGCGGATTGATCAGAGAAATGCTGGGAGTGCAGTAACAGCCAGTGGAAATACTACTTCTTTTTTCTATCCAGTGGACAGAAATAAATGCTATCGACATCACTCATCAACTGCAGAATTTACTCTTCAACAGGTATCAGATGCACCACCAAATTTTGATAAATCGTATAAAGTAACAGTAACTACTCCAGATGCGTCCCCAAGTTATTTATTAGTTCCTTTTGAACAAGCAATTGAAGGTAGCAATATTTATGATTTACAATTAGGAACAGCAAATGCAAAAACTTTTACAGTTTCATTTTGGGTAAAATGCAGTTTGTCTGGAGAGTTGCCAGTAGCAGTTTTTAATGGCCCTTCAATTACTACTTATTATGTAAAAAATGTTACTGTTACAGCAGACACTTGGCACTATAAAACTATTACAATCTCTGGAGCAACTTCCGAAACATTTGGAAGCACTAATACAACAGGTTTGTATTTATCTATTGGTGCTGCTGGGCCAGTAGCATATCAAGCTACATCTGAAGGAGTTTGGTCAACTGGTGGTAATGTTAAAGAGTTTTTAAGTAATTCATTAAATATTTTTGGTACAAATGGTGCGACACTTCAAATCACCGGAGTCCAGCTTGAAGAAGGCACAGTCGCAACACCATTTGAGCATCGGCCTTATGGTCTGGAACTAAGTTTATGTCAGAGGTACTATGAAAAATCATTTAATCTAAACACTGTACCAGCCAATAATACCGGTGAGACAACAGTTATGTATTCGCATCGGCAGAGCGGATACGGAATGGCGGTACCAATAGTTTTCAAGGAACGAAAAAGAATAGCAGGAGCAACCACGATAGTTTATAATCCTTATAACACTACTGCTAATCGGGCAGCTTGGGTTGCAAGTTCAAATCAAGCGTTTACACATAGTACAGTTTATAGCGTAACGGAAACTGGTTTTTTTGTTTTAAATTTTTCAAGTCCTGTTGTTAGCCCCGACACAACAGGTAATATCATTGCGTTTAATTGGTCAGCAGATGCTGAGTTATAAAGGAAAAAAATATGTATAAACTATCACAACAACCAAATTTATCAATCATTCGATTAGCAGATGGCGCACATATTCCAATTGCTCCTGGCAATCGTGACTATGATGAATACAAAGAATGGTTAGCAGAAGGTAACACTCCTGAACCAGCTGATGTCATACCAGCGGATGTTCAACTAAGAGCAGAAAGAGACCGACTGTTAGCAGAAACAGACACACCTTGGGGACTTGCTGACTATGATCATCCTGACAAGCAATTGTGGCATGACTATCGCCAAGCTCTTCGAGACCTAACAACAACCGCCGATCCACAATTAGATGCGGATGGCAATCTAACAAACGTCAACTGGCCAACAAAACCAGCATAACATGTCATACATTGGTAATATCCCTGTTCTTCAAACAACAGAATATCGAGAAGAACATACAATCACAGAAGGAACACAATCTGGCTTTGTCACGCAAGGATATCTACCAGGATACATCTCCGTCTATCGTAACGGTGTACGCTTGGCTGAAGAAGACTTTCTTGCTGATGATGGTTCAACTGTATTGCTGAACACACCTGCCGAGGTAGGTGATATTGTTGCCCTTGAATATCGCACAGCAGTTGTTGAGGTTAAGAACAATTCAATTAATGTTGACAAGTTAAATTTACAACCAGATTCAATACCAATTGAGGCAATTGAAATTTCAGCGAATTCAATACCAATTGAGGCACTTGATGGTCAGATTGAACTTGATAAAATAAATATAACTGCAAATTCAATCTCATTAGATTCAATTGCTTTGACTGAAAATGGCATTCCTATTTCTGCCGTAAACACTGCAGGATTAAATTTAGATGCCGGCGCAAAAGCAGATATGTTCTATGAGAACAGCAACATTCTAACAGAATCTTATACAATCACTGATGGCAAAAATGCTCTCAGTGCGGGACCGATCACAATTGCAGATGGTGTGATTGTAACAGTGCCTGCTAACTCAGTTTGGACAGTGGTATAATGGCAACAAGTATAATTAAAACAGATGAACTAAGACTGCTGAATGACCAAGTGGTGATGTCGGATGGAGCGTTGACAGAGAATGTTACGTTCCCTGCTGGGCATGTGATTCAGGTAGTCGATAATCCAATTACACCAGCAGGACAATCATCAGGTAGTAATTTTTATTCTAATAATACTTATGCGACAATTATTTTAAAAAAAGCAAATAGTAAAATAGTATTTTTTCCTGCTTCATCACCTCAAATTGGTGACGGTGGAGATGCACATTATACAATTCATTGGAGATATAGAGATGTTCCTTCAACAGGAACTTGGAGCAGTTATGCCGATACTTTAAGAATAAGATTGAAATTACATGGACATCCATCCTGGAGAGAATTGCCTTTAGGTGGTGTTGGAGTTCATAGTCCAAATAAACCAGCAGGATATGAATTAGAATATAGATTATATTATGAAGTTAACGCAGGTTCAGTTTATGATGCTGACGCTTGGGGTTACGGAACACAAATGCATAATATGACTTTAATGGAAATTGCAACATGATTAAAAAAAGTAGTACAAGGATATTAAACGAAGCATTATCAAGCATGTTCAATAAAGAACTAGTATTGTGTCATATTGTTGGTGATAAAATAATTGAATGGTTTGAACCTGAATTAGAAAAACCAACAGAAGAAGAAATCCAAGCCAAGATTGCAGAACTCGAAGCTGCCGAACCCATGCGATTATTGAAAGAAGAACGCAATCGGCTACTTGCGGAAACAGATTGGAGATTTCGTGTTGACCAAGATCCAAGTCAAGAATGGTATGACTATTGTCAAGCCTTGAGAGACCTACCAGCAAACAGTGATCCTCAACTGGATGAGAATGTTCAATTGATCAATGTAACCTGGCCGACACCACCGGAGAACTAATATGCGACCGAGATTGTTTCGTGAGGCTGTTGATGCATTGATACCAAATGCTACTTGTAAAATTGAAAATTTACAAATAGTTGAATGGAATGATTCACGACCACAACCTACACAAGAAGAACTTGATAATAAAATAAAAGAACTTTTAGTCAAAGAACCTTGGCGATTATTGAGAAACAAAAGAACAGATCTTTTATATGCTACGGATTATAAAATAAAGATTGCAGAAAAAATGGGTGAAACTGTTTCTGAAGAATGTCTAACATATCGGCAACAACTTCGTGATTTACCCGCAAATTGTGATCCTCAATTGGATGAAAATGGAAATTTGACTAATGTAACCTGGCCGGAGGAACCAAATGCCTAGTGCTTTACGAATCAAAGAACTAAGAGATTTGAATGACAATGTGATGATGCAGAATGGAGCATTGACAAGCAATGTTGACATGTCAAATGTTGTGTTTCCTGCTGGACATATCATCAAAGCATCGGCAATTGTTAATAATACTAGAACTGACATTAGGGGAAATTCTGGTAATAGAAGTTGGACCTGGGGAACATTTACAAAAACAAGGTCAGACACAAATATTTTATTTAATGGAACTTTACTTATGCATGATGATGTATCCAATGATTCTGATGCTACCGGTTTATACATAGGTTTTAATAGTGCATCTTTATCAGACCTTAAAAAAAGAACATTAAGTAGAATAGATGTTACAGGTAGTAATTTTAAAGAAAGATTTCTACAAACAACAGGATTTGCTTCTGCCTCTGAATTGCCTTATAGTGAAGTATATACAGTGAGATGGGGTGTTGATGGTACTGGATCAAATTACATAGCAAATTATTGGAACCCCAATACTTCTGATGACAGTAGATATATGGATCAAAGAGAAAGCACTTTATTAATTTACGAAGTAATGCCATAAAAAGGAGAATCCAATGGCAGTTAAGATATACGGTTCGAATCGTATTGATTTAGATGGCAACAATGAAACATTCAGTATACGTGCCACGGCTGATGATGAGTTGAATTTTTACAAAGGTGCAAGCACAAAGTTGATGGGAATGGATGCAAGTGGATTTGAGAGTAAGCCGAATATACCTGCTTTTATGGCATATGGAAATAAAGGAATACAGAGTATTGATCCTGGTCAGGAGTTTCCAATTAATGCAACATCAGCAAATATAGGTAATCACTATAACACAAGCACATATAGATTTACGGCTCCAGTTGCCGGTTTTTATTCTTTTCAATATGGTGTTTATTCTTACGTTGTCGGGCAAATAGCAATAAAAAAAAACGGTGTAGACTGGATACCAAGTGATACTATGGGTCTTTTTTCTGTAGAAAGTGACAAAATAAACAGTGCCGCTATCTCAATGTCATTAGCAGCAGGTGATTATGTAAGTGTTGGTTTTAGAAATGGGTATAGTGGTAATGTTTATACCGCTCATACTTGGCTATCGGGTTTTTTAGTTGGCTAACAAGTTAACATGAACCTTCGAACAAAACTATATCAAGATTACTTTTTGTTTAAAGGTCTATTCACACGCAAAGAACTTTTTCATCCAAAAGTAATCAGTGTGTTTATCTTTTCATACCTTTTCGTTTTTGCTGCTACGGTGATTGTATACATTTCTCAATAGATAAATATAGAAAACTGAATTTTCAATTTTTTTCAAAGAAAAAATATGGGCAATATCATTAAACATCTTAGAGGTACAACTGCCGACCATGCTTCATATACCGGTGAAAAAGGCGTGATTTCCGTTGTTACTAATGAAGGCCCAGAATATTTACCAACAGGTGAAATACGAGTGCATGATGGTAAGACCGCCGGCGGGCTTGATCCGTTAAGTGAACTCAAACAAATGATCGTAGATTTACAAAATCGAGTTACCACTTTAGAGGGAAGTTAATATGGCCGGTGTTTTAATTGTAGAAGAGATACGTCCACCAGCGGATAAAACGTATATCAAAATTTCGGCACCTTTGTCAAATGTACAAGGCTCTGCAATCTTTGATCCAGTTTCTGGAAATACAAGTGTTATCATGAACAATTTTGCAGATGGTGAAGTTCCTCTTGAAAAAATGACAATTACTGATGAATCAATACCATATAAAAGAATTGCGATTGCTAACAATCAAATTCTTGAGGAAAAGCTAGGACCAATTTCTTATGATAAGATTGTAATACCAGAAAAAGCAATCAAGCTTGACAAGATTGATATACCTCTCGCATCAATACATTGGAATAAAATTGAAAATGGAATTCCAATTC